AAAATGATCAACATGCCAAGTATAAAAACCTGTATTTTCATATTTTAAAATTTCAATATCAAAAATATCTTTATAATCATAATCTAAAATATTAGCATCAAATTTATATTGTTTTAAATTTTTATTAAAATAACTATGTAATAAATTAAACCAGTGAACATTTGAAATAGAATTATTTAAATTTGATAAAGGCAGAGTGTATGTTCTTCTTATATTAAAATCTGTTTTATTTTCATCTCCACCTCCAATTTTTGCTTCGTTAAAATTAGAAACATTAGCAAAACGAATTAAATTGGATAAAGCATTCCAAGGAAGTACTTGATCATAAATTTTTATAAAATTTTTTATTTCCATGATTTTTTATCCCAGTATTTATCTTTATATGTATTTAATATTTTTAATCCATAAAAAATTCTAGAATTTTGTATTTCTTTTTGTTTCCTTGGCTTAAATGTCATTTTCCAAGAATCTCTTTTAAATGGTATTAGTTGAGCATAGGGAGTACCTTTTTTAATTGTTGTTTCTAAAACTGGGTATTTATCTCCATTTATAATAATTGGAAAATTTATTTCATTTGGAAAAGTGTCGGTATCTACAATTCCAGGAATAATTGAAAATCTATCATCAGAATTATTTAAAGGAGGTACAAATAAACAAGAATATCCTTTAGGTGTTTTTATTTTCCAAGGGTTTAAAATTTTATAAAAAGGCAAATTTTTATTTTTTTCATTAAAAGGAGAACCTGCAACTTGTTTTGAAGAATGATTATCTATTGCAGAATTTAAATTTACTAATTTTGAATGTAAAAATTTTGACATATCATGCAATCCAAAAGTTTGAAAACTGTCTTTAAATTCTTCTCCTTTTTCGTTTTTATTATTTACGTTATGCCTTACATAAAAATCTTGAGGCATTTTTAATAAATATCCAGATGTAAGTGTATCTAAAAAAGGCATACATCCTTTAATTGTTATATTCAAAGTAGTATGTTCTAATTTTTTATACCATTCTGGTATGTTTAATTTCGCGGGTATTGGATAATCTTCTTTTAAAGAAAAATAATCTTCATGAGCACTAAACTCTATTTCTTTATCAAACATGCCAAATTAATAGCATTTTTTAAGGAAGTTGTAAAATATTATATGAGGGTTGTCCTAAATCATTAAAATATTGTTCTAATGATTTGTTTAATGGATATGTAATACTATCTAAATTTAAATTATTTAATTGATTATAATAGTCATTCCAACGACTGAATAATGGATGATTGGGATTATTAACTGTAAATTGTTTTATTTCTTGTTTCAAATTATCTATGTAATTTTGTAAAATTTTTTTTTCAGTATATAAAAACGATTCATTATCTTTAAATAAAGGTGCATCAAGGTATGTAATAATATTGTTATTGTAACTAACTGGAATCTTACTTCCAAATTTAATTTGATCAAAAGTATATTGAGAATCTTCAATTATTTCATAACTAGAATTAATAATATTTAAATTATTTAAATCACTTTGGTTTTCTGCAATTTTATAAAGTGTTGCATTAATATTATCTAAATTTTTTAAAAAAATAAAATATGCCATTTTAAGTTCCTATGTTCTCAAATACCACTAATGTACCAGCAGCACCAACACCACCAGGCTGACCACCTTGATTAGAAGCTACAGGACCACCACCGTTTCCACCAAGACCAATAGAATTACTACCTACAACAAAACCTCTAACTGGATATGTAAGATCTGCAGCTGGTTGAGTCCCAGGATTTCCACTACCTCCAGGATTTAGAAATCCAGCACCATTGCCTCCATTACCTCCATTTACTGTTCCTACATTTGCTATTGTAGTATTGCCTCCAGTACCTCCTGCGGCACTCGAATAAACAGCACCACGGCCACCAGGACCTCCGCCTCCAGTAGCATAAGGTTGAGAAAAAGGTGCTACAATAGGTTTATTATAAAATCCAAAACCTCCTGCACCGCCTGAACCGCCTGAACCGCCATATGAACCACCCGAGCCTCCACCACCGCCAGCAAGCATGTAAATTGCAAGTCTATTCGCTGTTGGTGAGGCTGTAAATGTTCCTGATGCAGGTCCTACAGAATACAAAGTAGGGATTCCCATTCCAGCTCCACCTGATCCAGAAGATGCAGCAGTAATACGACCATCAGCATCAACTGTGATTGAAGCTGCTGTGTAAGATGCAGCAGTAACACCGGTTGAAATTAATTGATTTGATCCTACAGAGTTAGCTGCAAGTTTTGATTGTGTAATTGTAGATTGTGTAATTTTAACAGCTGTAACAGCATTTGTATCAAGTCTTGCTGTTGTAACAGCAAATGAGGCAAGTCTTGCTGAAGTCACTGCAAATGATGCAAGTTTACCAGATGTCACTGCAAGATTTTCTAATTGAGCTGTAGCAATTGTTCCTGATAATGTATCTAAATCAACTGTGTTTATATTTGTTCCGTCTGCAAAAACTATTTTAATACTTTTATCTGTTGCTGAAAAAGTTGTTCCTGTTCCCCCTGCTTGTTTAAATTCTACTGTAAATGCACCTGTTGTTCCGTTTTGAACGATATAAGTTTTTTCAATACCTGTTGGAACTGTTACGATTTGATTTCCTGTAATTGTTCCTGTTAATTTCACAACAGCATTTCTTGCATTAGATAATGCAGCATTGTCCATTGTAAGAGCTGTAGTTTGAGCCCCACCTGCTATAGATATAGATTGAAAACCAGCAATTGCTTGTTGTACTAAATTTAAATTTGTGTTTGTTTTATCACCCCATGTACCAGCATTTTCGCCGGTTACCATTAATTCGATTTTAAGATCTGTAGAAAAAGTTGATGCCATTTATGCTCCTATTTTAAATTTATCATTTTAATTGAAAAAAATCAAGTCGCTCCTAAGTCCCTGAATTTTCAAATATTATTAATGCACCTTCACCTGGACTACTACCAAAATCAGCTCCTACAACAAAACTTCTTACTGAATAAGTAAAAGTAGCTCCCGGTGCTGTTCCTGCAGGTCCTCCAGTTGTTGTAAAAACAGGTGCTGGTGCTGGTCCTAATCTTGTATCAGATCCAGGTCCTCCTACAGAATATGGCTGAGAATAAGGCGCTGCAACATTTATCTTATAAGCTCCAAAACCACCCGATGGTCCTCCTCCATAAGAGTAGGCTAAAATTTCAGTTGTATTAGGTGCAATAGTAAATGTTCCACTTGAGGGTCCAGTAGCATATAATGTAGGTATTTCCATTCCTGCCCCAGCTGAACCGGATGAAGCCGCCGTAACTCTTCCATCAGCGTCAACGGTAACATTAACCGCTGTGTAAGACGCAGGTGTTACTGCAGTTGCGATTAATTGGTTTGCTCCTACAGAGTTAGCTGCTAATTTAGATTGTGTAATAGTTGATTGTGTAATTTTAATTGCTGTAACTGCGTTTGTTGCTAATTTAGCACTAGTAACTGCAAAAGAGGCAACTCTAGCTGACGTTACTGCAAATGAAGATAATTTACCGGATGTTACTGCAAGAGCTTCAATTTGATCAGAAGATATTTGACCAGATAAACTATTTAATGAAATTTCTGTTACGTTTGTACCATCTGAAAAACAAGAAACTAGAGAACCTGTATTTTCAAAAACAAAACCTGTTCCAGAAACAGTTTTAATTGTTAATGAAAATCCATTTCTTGTTGTAGAATCTTTTATAATATAAACTTTTTCTATTCCATCTGGTATTAATACCTGTCTTGCCCCTGCTAATGATCCAGTCAAATTTAAAACATTATTTCTTGCGTTTGATAATGTTGCATTAGACATAACCAATGTAACATCGGAAGCTGCAACATCTATTGATTGTACCCCAGCAATCGCTTGCTGAATTAAGTTTAAATTTGTATTTGTTTTATCACCCCAAGTACCTGCGTTCTCACCAGTTACCATTAATTCAAGTTTGAGATCTGTTGAAAAACTTGATGCCATTATTTGCTCCTAATTAATTAAATCAATAAATTTATGCAGCTAAGTCAACCGGAGTCCAGGTATTATTAGCTCCTGTTTGTACTTCTGCCCATGCTGTCACATTAACAGATCCTATTGAAGTATTCAAGCGAATACCAGTTAAATTTACAACAGCACTACCCGTAACAGTTACTGAATTTATAAGGGTATTTATCCTTGATCCTGTAACATCATAGCCAGCAGCATAAGTTACTTCACCAGGTGTTAAATTTATCCTTGATCCTGAAACAGTTACATTAGCATCTGCAGAAGTAGTTTCATTACCTATTAAAACATTAATTTGAGAACCTGTGACTGGCACCTCTATTAATAAACCAGCAGTAATTGATCCAATTGTAAAATTAATCTGCGTTCCTGTAACTGATACATTAGCGTCTGCAGTTGTGCTTTCATTTCCACTTGTGA